CGTCTCCTTTAGCTGGCTTCGACGATCCACTCCGCGCCCAGGGCGAGGCTGCCGTCGGGGCGCTGGTACTCGATGTAGGAGATGCAGCGACGCACGATCAGGCAGTCGATGGTGCCGCCGAGCGTCGTGTCAGCCTCGATCGCCGCCTTCACGGAGTGCCCACCGTTGGTCGCGAGCAGCTCGTCGAGCACCGTCTGGGCGGTGATGTCCGACCCCGAACCGACGAACGCCTGCACGCTCAGCGTCCACGTCTCCTGGCCGTCCTGCATCGCCTGGTGGTACTCGGTGACGGCGCCCTGCGTCGGCTTGACCCAGATGCAGGGCAGCGTCGGGTTCGAGAGCACGTACGGCGAGACCTGCATGTCGCGGTACGTCGTCTTGAGCGTCGCCAGGTTCGCCGCTAGGCCCGTGCGGATCGCGGCGAGGCTGCTCATACGAACGGCTCGTGCCGCGAGTAGTCACGCAGCAGCATGTAGACGTCAGGGTCGGTTCGCCCGATGCGCATCGCGGCGACGCTGTCGATGCCTGCCATCACGATCCCGAACGGCGCCTCGCGGCTGCGGCGAAGCAGCTTCGAGGCGAGGATCCCGCAGGCAGCGGTGACGTCGTCGGGGACCGCCACCCAGCCGAACTGGCCGGTGACCTGCACGCTGCGCTCGATGTACGGCGGCAACCAGCGGCCACTGAGGAAGCGCACGCGCAGCGTCTCGTAGGGGCGTTGCGGGTTCTCGGCGGGCGCGTTGAACGGCTCCAGCACGAAGTCGGTGTTGCTCGTCCAGGTCTCGGTGTAGGTGCCTGTGCCGCTGCGGTCGATCGCGACGCTGGTGAGCTGCGCCAGGTCGTCGATCTGCAGCGTCCTGGTTGAGCGCGGCGTGTAGTAGCGGACGTTGGCGGTGCCGGTATCCAGCCAGAAGCGGCGCCCCGTGATCTCGTCGACGGCGCGGCTGGCGGCGCCCAACGCGAGCGTCACGTCCGCATCCGCGAACGAGGTGCCGCTCATGTCGAGCGTCGCCTTCAGCTGCGCCGGGGTGAGGTAGACGTTCGACGTCACGGCTACTTCTTGGCGCCTCGCTTCTCGCCGGGGCTGGCGGTCGCCTGCTCGACCTCGCCCTCCTCCTCGTCGGTCTTCTGCTCGGTGTCGGGGATGTCGAAGCGGCCGAAGTGCGTCGCCTGATCGAACAGGTCCTGGCGCTCCGCGACGAACGGGTGGTCGATGGGGACGAACTCGCCCTTCTGCATGAAGATCGGCTCGCCCTCGTAGGTGGTGGCGAAGCCCTGGTTGGCGACCACGTAGTCCTCGGCGGGATGCTTCTTGCCGGCCATCAGGCACCGCCCTTGTCCTGCAGCTGCTGCTGCTGCACCTGCGTCGAGCCGCCCGCGGCGGGCGCCGGGCCGCGCTTGCCCGGCATCCGCTGATCCGTGACGACGTTCGTCGAGCCCCTGTCGGGCGGGTTCGGCCTGAGCGGCGGGTTCCCCGCGAACGTCGGCCCCGTCTTCTTCTGCACGCCCTCCGCCGTCACCGCGCTCGTCTGCGCCGGCGCTCTCGACGGGGCTTGTGGACTCTTCGGCATACCGCTTTCCCTTTCTCGTGGTGGGGGCCGCCGCTCGCCGGCGGCCCCCACGAGCTCGTGGATCAGGTGGTGCCGGTCAGCGCCACGAACGCCGAGGCGGACAGCACCTTCGAGGTGTTCCTCCACCACGCGTACAGGCCGCGCTGCCCGGTCGGCAGGTTCCCCTGCGACGCGCCGAACAGGAACGGGATCAGCTCGATCTGCATCCCGATCCGGTCGAGCACCAGGAAGTACGAGAAGTCCCCGACGACCATGATCTTGGCGGCGTTGACGACCGTCGCCTGCATCTGCGAGGCCTCCCAGGCGCCGCGGCCGAGCAGCGTCGCGCCGGTGTTGCCCGGCGTCGGCGTCTGCGTCACCAGGCCCTGCGAGACGTACAACCAGAGCGCCGCGCCGCCCGCCGTGTCGAGGCCGCGGATCACGTTGTAGATCCCGCGGTTGGCGACGAAGCTCTCGTTCGGACGGAAGCGTGGCGGCAGCGCCGCCTCCAGCGCGTACAGGTTGGCGGCCGTCACCGTCAGGCCGGTGGCGGCCGCGACGGTGGCGGTGGTGCCGGTCACGAAGCCCTGCGGGTTGACACCCGAGCCGGCGCCGGTCACGAACGCGGTCGCTTCCTCGTCGTCCTTGGCGTCGGAGAAGAGGCGGCCCATCTCCGCCTCGAGCGCGCCCCAGTCCTCCTGGATCTCCACGCTGAACGGCACGAACGCGTGCGCCTTGGTGACCTGCGCGGTGGGCGCCGCCATCGTCGGGCTGTTGTCGGTCGCGGCCGTGCCCTCGGCCACGCGCGTCGCGACGATCGCGCCGCTCGAGACGCCGTTCCAGGTGTTCGAGCCGGCGATCGTGACGTTACGGCCGAGCGCGCGCGCCGGGTTGACGACGCTGTTCGACGTCGGGATCACCGTCGGGTCGAGCGTGAACGGCACCGCCTGCCCGCCGGTCGTCGCGCCCAGCGAGAGGGCGCGCTGCTCGGCCGCGTTCAGCGCGTTCATGTTGCCGGCCATCGCGGCCTTCCAGAACGCCGAGCGGTAGAGCGGCCCGCCGGTCGCGAGCAGGTGCCGCGCGACCTCTCCCGGATGCGACTGCTGCGTGGTGTACAGCAGCTGCTCGAGCGCGCCCTGGATGTCCTCGCGGTTCCGCTCGAGGCCGAGGTGCGGGAAGCGCGCCAGCTCGATCGCGCGCAGCGCGCCGTCCCGGAACGATGCCCGCGTCCGGTCGGGATCGTCCGGGTCGTCGCGGTAGTTCCTGAGGTCGTAGATGTCCTGCTCGCGCAGCGACGGGCGACCGACGTAGCGGCCGAGATCGGTCTGCATCCGCTCGACCCGCTTCGGATCCGAGGCGTAGCGCTCGACCATCTCGTGCCGCACCTTGAGCTCGGCGCAGCGCCGCTCGATCTCCTTGTCCTCCGAGTCGAGACCCGCCACCTCGTTGCGGACGTCCTCCGGGAACGGGAGGCCCTCGTACTCGGCGTTCAGCTCCGCCACCCGCCCGCGGATCTCGGCCTGCACGCTCGCCAGCTCCTCGATCGAGCGGTACTGATTCAGGTCGTGAGGCTCCATACGCCGTGCTCCTCCGGTACGTGCAACGCGTCCAGCGAAGGGACGTGCTGCCAGGTCAGGGAACGCGGCGTGGCGCGCGAGGTGCCCGCGTGGGCGGCGTCGCGGCCAGGTGCGTGGCGGGGCTTCGAGGCGGCAGCCTCGTCGTCGTCCGCGGGTTCTGTCTCGCTCACCTCGTACGTCGTGAGCGCTTGCAGCTCGCCGATCACGGCTTCCATCTTCGGGATGTTGGCCTCGTCGCCGGGGTCGTCCTGCTCATCGATGTACGCCTGGGCGAGCACGATCATCTGCGCCAGCAGGCCGAGGTCCTCGGTATCCATGCGGATGGCCGGGCCGAGCAGCATGCGATCCGTGATGCTCCGCAGCCCAGCCTTCGCGCCGGCGTAGGCGGGGAACGTGACGGGGCCGAACTCCTGCATCCGCAGCTCCTGGATCGTCCGCTCGGGTAGCCGCTTCGGGTTGTAGTCCGAACGCACCGGTTTGCGGTCGAACGAGTCGCGCACCACCTTGAAACGGAAGCTCGAGCCGAGCACCGGCGGGTCCGCGCCCAGCATCGCGACCAGGTCCCGGTTGTAGCTCGTGTCCAACAGGGGCACCTCGTAGTGCAGCGCCTGCCCGTCCGCCTCCAGCGCCCTGATCGGGCCGAGCGGCTTCTCGCCGATCTGGGGGTCCTGGCCGTGCTGGAAGAGCACCCGCATCGAGTCGCGCGACTCGCGGATCGTCTTCGTGAACGCGCCCGGATCCAGCCGCTCCAGGAAGCGGCCCTCGACGACGCTGTTGATCTCGGCCCACTCGTTGAAGACGGCGACGTGCCCGACCAGCGTCGGCATGGCGTCGCCCTCGTCGCGCAGCTCGTACCCGAGCGGCCTGGCTCGGAACTCCGGCTTGCGCTCCATCAGCCTCCTCCTACTGGGGTCGGCGGCGGCGGTGCCGCGCCGTTCGTCGCCGGCGCCGGCGCGCCGCTCGTCGGCACGACGACGCCGGCCTCGAGCGCGCCCTTGCCCTGCGTCACGCTCGCGGCCGGCTGCAGCTGCACGCTGTAGAGCCCGGTGTGAGCGAGCTTCGTCAGGTCACCGGAAGCGACCGCGTCGATCGCCGAGTCCGGCTCGAAGCCGGCTGAGATCAGGGTATGCAGCGTCGAGCTGTTCGTACTCAGGATCGTGGCGCGGGCGGTGCCGTCGTCGGCGAGCGCGGGCACGTCGCGGTCGTCGTACCACAGCTCCGCGCCGCTCGGGACGTCGATGATCGGCGCCAGGCTGGCCGCCACGTTCCGCCACAGCGGCCGCATGGTGATGTCCGCGAAGCGCCGCATCGCGAGCCCGTAGTTGGAGTACGTCGCGGCCGCCAGGCCCTCGGACAGGCCGACGATCACCGGCGGCGTGCCGGCGGCCGCCGCGATCCGCGTCTCGCCGGCGCCCTGCGTGACCTTGAACTCCATCTCCTGGAAGGTGTGCCCGATCGCGGTCGCGTCCGTCCCCGCGTTCAAGAACAGCGTCCGGTACGCGTTCGACGCGCCCTCGTGGTTCTCGCGGAACAGCTCGATCCACGGCCGCATCTTCTCGACGCTGTCGAGGTCGAACTTCACGACCAAATTAGGTGTCGCCGCGTTCTCGAAGAACTGCTCCTTATGCAGCGTCGCCGCCTTGTCGGCCTGGATCTCCCGCACGATCGGCGTCAACCAGCTCATCCCCCGGAAGCGCGCCTCCGGGTCCGGGATCGGCGCGAAGTGCGCGACCTCGGCCGGCAAGAACGTCTCCGCCGGCTTCGTGCTCTGGCGACCACCCGAGTGATAGACGTAGCCGACGACGACCGCGTCCGGCGACCACGCATCCGTATCCGCACCAGGCGCGCCCGTCACGATGTCCACCCAGTCCGGCCTGAGCAGCGCGACACCCTCAGGGCGCCGCACGCAGAACGCGTTGCCCGCCAGATCCGCGTACTGGATCATCCGCATCAACAGGTCACCAGTCGTGCCACCCGGCCACGGCACCTCAAGCAGCTCCAGAGCAGGAGTGCCGAACAGCTCGCCGGGCCGCCCGTTGCGGATCTGGCGGAACTGGAAACGCGCCTCAGAGAACAGCTTCGAGCGGACATCCATGCACGCGAACACGACCGCTGACGCCTTGTAGCCGGCGCGCGTCAGCGACTGGTAGGACTGGATCTCCTCCTGCTTGTCGCCCGGCAGCGTGTACTGCACGCCGTTGTACGAGAAGCTCGTGAGCAGCTCGTAGAAGGACTGCACCGAGAGCGCCGGATCGGCGCGCTGCTCGAGCTCTCGGCGCCAGGGGAGCCTCATGCGAACACGAACCCCGGCTCGGCGCGGCGCGCGTCCTGCGCCGCCGGCAACGCCGCCATCGCCAGCGCGATCAACGCGTCGATCGGCCGCGACAGCTTCGGATCCTTCACCAACCGCCAGCCACGCTCCGTCTCCTTCGTCACCCCAGCCACCACGTGCGCCCGCAGCGCCGCATCACCATCGTGCGCGAGCAGCCCACCGGTGATCAGGCGGTACAGGTTCTCCGAGGCGTTCGCCATCCGCTCCGGCGACTGCGGAAACTCGACCATCGGCAGACCCAGACCGTCCTGCGCGAGCAGCTCCGCCGAGCGGCGAAACGTCCACGGATCGAACAAGACCGCCTGCACGTTGCGCCCCTCACAGGCCTCCTTGACCGCCTGCTCGACCACCTCCAGCGGCAGATCCCCACCGCGCGGCTCCAGGATGCGCGCCTTGACCGCGACCGTCCCCTCCCCGCGCGCCGCGACCGTCACGATCGCCGTCGAGTCCTTCCTGACGCCGACATCGACACCGATCCAGACCGGCTCGTCGTCCAGGATCCCCAGACTCGGCAGCGCCAGCGCGTCCCACGCGTCGGGACGGATCCACGGCTCCTCGCCCTCCGTCCAGATCCCGCAAGCGAAGCGCCGCCACTGCCAGGGCGTCGTCGACGGCGACTCATGACGCCGCCGCAGCGCCTCCAGGGTGTGCCAGGGCGCCGGATTCGCCCGCTTCACCAGCCGCAGATCGTCAACATCATCATCCGGCGACAAACACCACTCGTGCAGCACGAAAAGCCCGTCCTCGGAGCGCGCAAACGTCTTCTTACGCGCCTCGTCACGCGAAAACCACGGCAACTGGTGCGCCTTCGCCCTCAAGAGCCCAAGCGGCGAGTCGAGCGCCGCCCCGGCCGTCGAGATCGTCACCATCTGCCCGTCACGAGCGCTCAAACCGTCCGCGAAGACGCCGTACAGCTCGCCGGAGGGGTGCCGATGCAGCTCATCCACCAGCGCCAGCGTCGGAATCACCCCGTCCGCCGTCGACGCGTCCGCTGCCAGCACCCGGATCCGCGCCCCGTCACGCCCATCACCCCGCTTGCGGATCTCACCCAGCCCCGGCTTCACGTCGAAGTACGCCTGCAGCCCCGCTCGACGCACCAACCCACCCGCCTGGCGGAACAGGATCCGCGCCTGATCCCTCGACGCCGCGCCGATCACGCACTCCGCCTCCGGCCAGATCAACAGGTGGAACAGGGCGAGCGCGCCCAGCAGCGTCGTCTTGCCGTTCTTCTTGCCGATGATGATCACCAGCTCGCGTGACCCGGCGAAGTGATCACGCAGCATCGTCTTCTGGAACGGCTGCAGCTTGAACGCCGAGTTGTCCTCCAGCACCAGCTGTGAACAGAAGCGTGTAAACGCCGGAAGCGTGTAACTGCGCGTCGTTGTCACTGTCACACGAGTCATGCTCGTGCCATGTCAGAAAAAACCCGCGAAGTGTTGGCGGGGT